GCCAGGAGGCGATGGAACGTGAATTATATGCTAAAGAAGAGTTGTCAAAGCTAACGCAACGACGACGCAAGAAAGAGGCGGTAAATGGCGAACACAATACAGCACAAACGGTCTAGCACAGCCAGCGACGTTCCAACATCTTCAGACCTATTGGTTGGTGAAATCGCCGTTAATACCGCTGACGGCAAAATATATACAAAGCATACAAACGGCTCCATCGTAGAGCTAGGTGGCGCATCTGGCGCTTTATTAGCAGCAAACAATCTATCAGATTTGAATAACGCCGCGACTGCGCGGAGCAATCTTGACGTTGACCAAGCAGGCACTGCCGTAGCGCTTGCGATAGCTCTGGGGTAGATAAATGGCAAACACTTTCAAGCGCAAGCTCTCCAGGTCAATTGGAACATCGCTAACAGCCGTTGGTAGTTATACTGTTGCATCGTCAACGCAAGTTACCGTGATTGGTCTGGTTCTTTCAAACACAAGCGCATCACAAATTTTAGTTGATGCAACCGTTAATGATGGAACGAATGACACCTATCTTATCAAAGAAGCGCCGCTACCAAGTGGTGGTGCAATCGTCATAATTGGTGGCGATCAAAAGGTGGTTTTGGAAACGAATGATAGTATAAAGGTTAAGTCGGATACCGCATCATCTGTTGATGCTGTCATGTCTATTCTGGAGATTACTTGATGCCTTATATTGGTAATACTCCCGCCGAATCTTATTCAAGTGTCGTAAAAGACACATTCAGTGGCAATAACTCTGCAACAGAGTTCACGCTATCACAAAGCGCAACCACGAACGGTCTGCGCGTAGTTGTTGATGATGCGCTACAGGAGCCAACTGTAGACTATACCGTATCAGGAACAACCTTAACATTTACATCAGCGCCTGCTACTGGAACGAATAACATTTATGTCATTCACCTGGGTGCGGCTGTTCAGACTGTTTCGCCGCCATCTACGATTGAGATTGACACCACATTCACTCAAGATGTTTCTGTCACTGGGAATATTACCGTAGGCGGAACTGTAGACGGTAGAGACCTGGCAACAGACGGCAGCAAGCTAGATAACATTGAAGCCAATGCCACCGCAGACCAGTCAGCTTCTGAAATCAAAACAGCGTATGAGTCAAACTCTGACACAAATGCGTTCACTGATGCAGAGAAGACAAAACTAAGCGGGATTGAGTCTGGGGCAACCGCAGACCAGTCAGCTTCAGAGATATTAACGGCAATCAAAACCGTAGACGGTTCTGGCTCTGGTTTAGACGCTGACACGCTTGATGGTATTGAGGCTGCTAGTTTCCTACAAGGCAACCAGACTATCACGCTCAGTGGCGACGTGAGCGGCTCTGGGACTACTTCTATTTCCGTTACAGTAGCCGATGACAGCCATAACCACGTTATCAGCAATGTTGATGGTCTACAGACAGCATTAGACGCCAAGGCACCCCTAGCAAGCCCTGCGCTAACTGGGACAGCAACGGCGGTTAATCTATCGATAAGCGGAGACCTGACGGTCAACGGCACAACGACAACGCTGAACACGACTAACACCGTAGTAAGTGACAACCTTATCGAGCTTAACAACGGCGCATCTTCCAACGCAAACGATAGCGGAATTGTTATTGAGCGCGGCACCACTGGCGACAATGCTTTTATGGGCTGGGATGAGTCGGCTGACAGCTTTGTTCTAGGAACTACAACCGCTACTGGCGCAAGCACTGGTGACCTAACAATTACCGCAGCGCCTTTGAGTGTAAGCACTCTCACGACTTCAGGAAATATCACGGTCGGCGGCACGGTTGATGGTCGTGATGTAGCAACAGATGGAACCAAGCTAGACGGCATTGAAGCGTCAGCGGATGTTACTGATGCCACAAATGTTGGCAATGCGCTAACGGGTTTCACCACCGACACGACATATGCCAGCACAGACCTTATTCCTGTTTACGATGTTTCAGAATCGCGCTGGGAAAAAGGTACTGTTGCTAACGTAGCTCTTGCTGGTCCCACTGGGCCAACTGGACCAGCGGGTCCCACGGGACCAACTGGACCAGCGGGTGTAGCTGGTTCTGACGGAGCGACAGGCCCTACTGGTCCGACTGGTTCAGCGGCGACTATAGCGGTTGGAACAACTACAACTGGTGCCGCTGGTAGCAATGCATCAGTAACAAATAGCGGTTCAAGTTCTGCCGCAACTTTCAATTTTACTATTCCACGGGGAAACACTGGCGCAACTGGTCCCACAGGACCAGTTGGACCAACGGGAAGCACTGGTCCAGCGGGAGCCGCTGGTCCCCCAGGACCAACTGGCGGCACTGGTCCATCAGGCCCGCCTGGTCCAACTGGACCATCTGGCGGCACTGGTCCCACTGGGCCAACTGGACCAACTGGACCAGCGGGTCCGTCTGGAACACCTTCAACAAATTTTGCTGCTATAGGTAGTTATGCGTTTTTTCTAACAAGATGGAACAGAAACTATACTCAGTATGTAAATGTTGGAAATACAAGAGCGGGTTCACAATTAATATATTTGGCAAACGGATCTAATGAGATGTGGCTGGTTGCCGATTTTGGAAATACTCGTAATGTCCGATTAGAAAACACAGGTATAAACGAAAATAATTTAAGTGGTAATCAGTCTTTGTCAACTGGTACATGGCGGAACATGGGTCCAGGCAGTTCTTTTCCGTATTACAGTAGTCCATACAATCAAAATTTTATGTCGTTTAATTTATGGTGTAGAACAGCTTAATAGGAATTATTAGAATGGCAGTGAGAACTATAAATAGTGTTCGTAATTTGCAATGGGCAAACAAAGAACACACGATGATTGATATGGAAGTTGATTTTGACGAACTAGACGAAGAGTATGTTCCTTTTACAGCCGTTGAAACAGGTGATCCAGAACCACATACAGCCGTTCTTTGGGCTAACGCTATTGCAGGGGTTTATGGTCCTATAGCGGAATGGATTCCGCCTGAAGACGTTACGGGTGTTCATGCTATGGAAAGAGTTCGTTCTATACGAGACAGTTTATTAGCAGAAACAGACTATATTGAAATGCCAACAAGATGGTCAAGATTAACTACAGAACAACAAGAAGAATGGTCAACATATCGTAACGCTTTGCGGGATTTGCCAGCCACTTATCCGAATGTAGAATTAAAATGGGATGCTGACTATACAGATACTGAATGGTTTAATATTGTATGGCCAACAAAGCCAGAAGAGTAAAAAATGACACCATACAATATCAGCAATTTTATTTACGTTAAACCTAACGCTCTGTCTAAAGAAAACTGTGAAAGCATAATTGAAGCTGGATTACCTTATATAAATTCAGAGACTGATTATGTTTTTCGCGGTAAAGATCAATTAAAAGAACGCGCTCTTGCAAGAGATGACATTAGAATTACTGTGCCGCGTGTTTTAGGAGAGTGGTACGACATCATTCAAGAATGTATATTCAAAGGGTATGATGAATACGCATCTGAGGTATCATCTCTTTCTTTGCTTACTGTGTCATCGCTTGCTTTTAATTGGCAAATGACCAAAATAGGCGGTGGGTTTTCCATATGGCACATTGAACAAGGTGCTGGTAATGCTTGTAACAGAGCCTTAGTCTGGTCAATATACTTAAACGACATACAAGAAGGCGGTGAAACGGAGTTTCTTTATCAGCAAAGAAAAATAAAGCCAGAAACAGGCACGCTGGTAATTTGGCCCGCTGGAATAACCCATCCACATAGGGGTAATCCGCCTTATTCTAATGATAAATTTATCTTAACAGGGTGGTTTGAGCTTCCACCAAATAACGGTTATTACGAAGCATTGCAGTATTATAATATGAGTAAAGTCAATGCACAGAGATAATTGGCAACTTTTTGTAGCTGCCGTAGGAAAAGATTTCTGTGAATCAATGATTGACACATTTTCAAAACTTGAACCTGTAGATGCTACAATATTCAATCAAGTGGATGAGCATAGAAAATCTAAAGTCCGATGGATAAATGAACCACATCTTGAAGGAATTTTTTTAAGATTAATTAATGAAGCAAACGCTGTAGCCTTTAATGTAGACATTCAACAAGAAATGCGTGAGATGCAATTCACTGAATATCACGCAGATTACAGTGGAAAGTATGACTGGCATCACGATATTGATTGGCAAAATAACAAAAACTACGATAGAAAATTATCTATGGTATTGCAGTTGTCAGACCCAGATACCTATGAAGGCGGCGGGTTTGAATTCCACGAAGTTCAAACACCAAATTTTGAAGACTTTAGGAAGCAAGGGTCAGTCCTTATTTTTCCGTCTTATTTACAGCACAGGGTGACTGAGGTCACAAAAGGGATTAGATATAGCCTAGTCTCGTGGGTCAGAGGCCCAAGATGGAGGTAGCAGGCAATGCCATATTTAGGTAGAACACCAAACACAGGCATCAGAAACAGGTTTATCTATACGGCTACAGCTAGCCAGACGACATTTAGTGGCGCTGATACAAACGGCGCGACTTTGAAATATCAAGATGCCGCCTATGTTGATGTATACCAAAACGGCGTTTTATTAGCTCCCGCAGACTATACCGCCACAAGCAAGACTTCAGTTGTTCTTGATACTGGTGCTACCGTTTCAGACACGATTGAAATTATTGTTTATGACATCGGTAGCGTTCAGGACACGGTTTCAAAAGCCAATGGCGGTACGTTTGAAAGCAATATAACAATCAACGGAAACCTATCAATTAGCGGAACTGTTGATGGAAGAGATGTTGCCACTGATGGAACAAAGCTGGATGGTATAGAGGCAAACGCAACAGCGGATCAAACCGCCTCTGAAATCTTAACAGCAATTAAGACGGTTGATGGAACAGGCTCTGGCTTAGATGCTGATACTGTTGACGGCATAGAGGCGTCCAGCTTCTTACAGGGTAATGAAACAATAACGCTGTCAGGAGACGTTAGCGGTTCAGGCACTACATCGATTGTGGTGACCGTTGCAGACGACAGTCATAACCATGTTATCAGTAACGTGGACGGGTTGCAGACTGCGTTGGACGCTAAAGCTCCTCTTGCATCCCCAACCTTTACTGGAACGCCTTTAGCACCTACAGCAACATCTGGAACCAATACGACCCAAATAGCCACAACGGCATTCGTTCAAACGGCTGTTTCTGGTTTGGTTGACAGCGCTCCAACTACACTTGACACGCTTAATGAATTAGCCGCTGCTCTGGGTGATGACGCAAACTTCAGCACAACCGTCACGAACAGCATAGCTACCAAGCTGCCTTTAGCTGGCGGTACGATGACTGGCAATATAGTCATGTCGGGCGCACAGACGGTAGATGGCAGAGATTTATCGGTTGATGGGGCAAAGCTGGATGGCATTGAGTCAGGCGCTACAGCCGATCAAACAGCCTCTGAAATATTGACCGCAATTAAGACAGTAGATGGCGCGGGTAGTGGTTTAGATGCAGATACGCTGGATGGTATACAGGCCGCTAGCTTCTTGCAGGCCAATCAAACTATCACGCTGTCTGGCGATGCTTCTGGAAGTGGAACGACAAGCATAGTAGTCACTGTTGCTGATGATAGCCACAATCATATCATAAGCAATGTTGATGGCCTACAGACAGCGTTAGATGCTAAACTTGCCTCGTCTAGTTATACCGCCGCTGATGTTTTAACTAAGATTAAAACTGTAGACGGTGCAGGGTCAGGTTTAGATGCTGACTTATTGGACGGGCAATCTGGTGCCTATTATCTTGATTATAATAATTTTACCAATACACCTTCTGTTTCTTCAGATGCCAATACTTTAGATGGGATTGATAGCACGCAGTTCCTTAGAAGCGATACGGCTGACACTAAGACGAGTGGTGACCTTTCATTTAGTGACAATGTGAAGGCTACTTTTGGAAATTCGGCAGATTTACAGATTTATCACGATGGGTCGAATAGTGTTATTAAAGATGCAGGAACAGGTAACCTAAACTTTTTATCTGACCAGTTTGCGTTTAAAAATGCGGCTGGAACGGAAAATCAATTTGTTGCAGGTCAAAATGGTGCAGTAACACTTTACTATGACAACGCAGCCAAAATGGCCACAGCTAGTTACGGCGTAGACCTATCGTCATCTACTGAAGCACTCTTGCTTGCAAAAGGGACGACTGCTCAAAGACCATCAACAGCCGTTGAAGGACAGTTGAGATTTAACACAACAGAAAACCAAGTTGAAGTTTATAATGGCTTTAACTGGAGCCTAATTGGTCCACCGCCACCAAGTCCAATTCAACGTGACAATAACACTTGGTTCTATATGGACATGAGTGACAGTTCATCAATATCAGGCAGCACCATAGTTAATAAGGCTATAGGAACATCAGCTATTTCTGATACACTACCATTGACATCATATGGTTCGTTTGGTTCTCTTGGCGGAAACAGTGTTCTGCAGTTTTCAGCAGATCGATCTGATATGACAACAAACTTCTCTGCGGCAGATCCATTTGCGCCAACTACGCACGGTATTTCTATTGGATGTCTCTTTTATCATAATCAAGGCACTACACAAAGTGGCTTAATCCACTATGGTGATACGGGAACTGATAATCATTTATTTGTTCGTATGAACTTTGAGAACGCTGGTGGTTATGTTTATGTTGGAGAAGATACAAACACTAGTGACGTTTGGACCCAAATAGGTACAGGCAAAACAGACGGAAACTGGTATTTTTTGGTTGTTACCGTTAGTAGTTCGGGAACGCTAAAGTCTAGCTGGAACGGCGCTACATTAACAACGCATCGCACAAATGGAACAGCACCAAGTCCAACAGACGCAAGATTTGGTTTGTGTGGAGACGCATATGGCGACAATGCATCGTCGTTTAGTTATGCAACGGCGTTTTGGTACAAGGGCGAACTAACCCAAACACAAATCACGAACGAATATAATTGGCTTAAAAAAGTCTGGACGGGCACGAACATTTAATGATTAAGGAAAATTACATATAGTCTCGTCTCGTGGGTAAGGGGTCCACGATGGCGATGATGTATAGGAGATAATCATGGCAACTACGTTCCAACATAGGCGCGGAACAACTTCTCAGCATAGCACGTTCACGGGCGCAGTTGGCGAGATAACAGTAAACACGACAAAAGACGTGGCGGTTGTTCATGATGGCTCTACCGCTGGTGGGTTTGAGATGCTTAGAAACAACCTCTCAAATCTCTCTATCGATGGATCAAGCTCATCTGGAAACGTAATTCAATCTGATGGTGATGGAACGTATAGCTACAAGTCAATTACAGAAGGAAAAGTTCTTCAAGTTAAAAGCTATACTATGACGGGACCAGAAACATTTACGAGCACCTCATACACGCAGTCAAGTCTTGCGGTATCAATAACTCCATCATCAACATCCAGTAAGATTTTTGTGTTTGGTTTTGCCAATATTGGTTCGATTGCAATAGACGGTTGGGAAGAATTTTCTATGCGACTGCGTAGAGGTACGACTGATTTATCTGTCGGAACGCACACTGGCAACCAGCACACAGCACAAGCTGGTGGTTTATATGCTTCTGGTCATCATTTACACGGTGTCCAGAGCCACTCTTTCGCAGAGTTAGACTCACCAAACACAACATCAGCAATTACTTATAATATTGCGATAAGAGTAAGCACCAGTGGATATGGAGACGTCGCTTACCTTAATAGACCAGGTAACCCGAATACGGTTTATTCTGGCAATGGTGTTTCAACGATAACTGCTATTGAATTGGCAAGTTAAGGGAATTGAAATGGCTACAATTTTTGATGCGCTTCAAGCACTGGAAGTAAAAGAGTACACCATGCTCGGTGAGCCTTCTACTGAAGCCGAATTTTTAGAAGCATTCAAAAAAGTTACAGGTGAAGACGCTGATGGCTACTCCATCTTGTCAAGCGACCCGAATGACTTTGGTGTTACTTGGGCTGAAATACAGGCAAAAATCACAGAACTTACACCTTATGATGCCGTTAGAGAGCTGCGGTTAAGAAGAAATATGTTATTGCAGTCAACAGATGTGTGGGCGCTATCAGACAGGACTATGACCGCAGAGCAGACCGCTTATCGCCAAGCGTTAAGGGATTTGCCTGCTAACAGCCCAGATGCAGCACTTGATGCAAACGGAATGCTTACAGGGGTCACTTGGCCCACAAAGCCACAATAAGGTAAACATGATAGGCGTTTGCATGGTATAAGGGGCCTAAATTTATATGAGGTAATGAGATGTCAGGAATTACAGTAGTCACCAAACCCGCAGATGAGCCATTGGGCCTGACTGAAGTAAAAGACTTCCTGCGTCTCGACGATCAAATAGATGATGGCTTCATTAGAGGTTTCATCATTGCTGCCAGAAACTTTGCAGAGAACTACACAGGCAAGGCGTTAATCACGCGCACGCTCAAGTTCTCTATCGATGGCATCTCAGAGGTTGATAGCGGCTTGTGGGAGGGAATGAAGACTGGTCCCTACATGACCTACTACCAAGACTACATTGAGCTGCCAGTGGCTCCCGCAATAGCCGTATCAAGCATCGTTTACTATGACGACGCTGACACGCAAAGCACCTGGTCATCTTCAGCTTACTACGTTGACACGGTTAGAGACCCAGCGCGTGTGGTTTTGAGGGACGGTCAATCGTTCCCAACAAACCTACGCAAAGCCAACGGCATGGAGATAACTTACACGGCTGGCTATGGCTCATATCCAACGGACATTCCAGAATCAATCCGCGTGGCGATGATGCAATATATTGTGCATCTATACGAACACAGGGGTGATGATGAAGGTAGGGTTATTGAATTCCCGCCGCTCATACGGTCCCTTTTGCAACCATATAAGTCCATGAGGTTTGGGACAACGCCTTACATGGCAACCTATAAATCAGGAATAGCGTGATGGCTGTTTCGATTGGAAAGATGCGCCATAAGCTAAAGCTGCAAACGCGCACAAGGACGGCAGATGGTGGCGGCGGTGCTGCATCAACCTGGTCTACCTCAACAAACATTTTCGGCAATATACAGCCAAGGACAGGTAGCGAACGGTTCTTTGGCGAGCAGCTAGAAGAGAGAATAAGCCACATAATCACCATAAGGCATAGGCGAGACGTTACCCACGCCAACCGCCTTGTCTATGAGTATTGGGTCCAGGGCAAGAAATACACCAGGACGTTTAATGTTCAACGCACTATCAACAGAGATAGCAGGGATAGGTTCCTTGATATTCTTTGTGAGGAAGGCGTTGCAACATGACAGCGATAAAGACAAAAATAATAAGGAAAGAAACATATAAGAGGGTAGAGGCAAATTATCGAAGAGCACTGCAAATGGCGGTATTTCAGTCAGCGGCAATGGTTAGAGAAACCGCTGTTCAGAGTGTCGCCTCTGGAGCAAAGTCTGGTATCACTTATGAGAAATACAACCCAAGGAGAACCCATATAGCATCAGCACCAGGTCAAGCGCCTGCTACTGATACTGGCTACCTTCTTTCAAATATTGTGCATCAGATTGATTCTGATGGTTTAGGTGCTTCAATAGAAAGCAGGGCTGATTATTCGGCTGCATTAGAGTTTGGAACAAGTAAAATGCAAGCGAGGCCATTCTTGCATCCAGCTATTGAGGAAAACAGGCCAAAGATAAAACGCCTTATAGCAAAACTTGCGAAGGGGGCTAACTGATGGGCTTCTATTCATGGCCTTTGCAACAGGCGATATATAGTGAATTAAGCGGCGCTGGAATTACTGGCGTGAGCGGTTCTGCCGTTAGCGTTTATGATGATGTGCCAGAGGGTTCATCGTATCCCTACATAGTCATAGGCGATGAAACGTCAAACAATATATCAACAAAAGGCAAGGATGCTCACGAACACACTCTGACCATTCACGTCTGGTCTCAGTACAGAGGGCGCAAAGAGATAAAGACTATCATGCAAGATATATATTCAAATCTGCATGATAATGATATAAGTGTTACTGGTGCTTCATTGGTAAATCTCAAACAGGAGTTTGAGACGACTTTGATTGAAACTGATGGAATTACACGGCACGGTGTCATCCGGTTTCGGGCCGTTGTGTTTGATAGCTAAGGAGAGAAGACATGGCGGCTCAAAAAGGCTCTGCCTTATTACTCAAAATCGGCGCTGATAATACAGCGGCGGCAAGTGCTGACACCTACACGACTGTCGGCGGTCTACGTTCAACCTCAATCACCCACAATGAGGAAGCGGTTGACGTAACAACCAAAGACTCAAGTGGTGTTCGTGAGTTGTTAGCAAACGGTGGCATTCAAACCGTTTCAATCTCTGGCTCTGGCGTCTTCACTGATGCAGCGTCAGAAACAACCCTAGAAGGTGCGTTTGCTGCTTCAGCGTTCAGCAACTACCAAGTCATCGTTCCTGACTTTGGAACGTATGAAGGCAAGTTCATGATTGCCTCGCTTGAATACGCTGGTGAGTATAATGGCGAAGTGACATATTCTGTTACGTTGGAATCAAGCGGTTCAGTAACATTCACCGCCGCATAGGCCGTGAACAATGGCTTGGTCTAAAGTAACGATCAAGACGGATAGCGGGGAGTGGGTAGCTCAACAGCAATCCACTTCCTCAAATCCTGTCTTTAGCGTGCCGTTTGTAGCGGCAATCCAAGTAGATGATGCCTTTACCGCTAATGGCAAGGGCTTCATTTGTGTCAACTCAGTGGACTTAGCCCAACGGGGCGAAACACTATTGGTAGAAGCCAAGGAGTCTAAAAATGGTAAACAAAAAAAGAGGGGAACTGGAGATAGTTCTGGGGACCCAGAAGTGGCAATCGAGGGTGACTCTTGATGCAATTATGCGAATTGAGTCATCACTAGGAAAAGGTGTCGTCAAAATAGCTAACAGTTTGCAGGAGGCAGACATTTCGATGACGGAGATTGTTGGCATTCTTACCCCAGTCATTCGCGGCGGCGGTAATAACGTCAACGAAAAAGACGTTGGTCTCGCTGTTTTCAATGCTGGTCTTGCAGAAGGCATGAGATGCGCGGCTGAGGTCTTAGCAACAGCGTTGTCGGCTGGCGATACGGAGGGAAACGAACAAGAGGCGGAGCAGTAAAGCTAGAGGAGCTACCGTGGAAGGATTTTATGGAACTAGCTCTGGGGAAAATGCGAATGGACCCCGACGTGTTTTGGGGCATGAGTTTCCAAGAATTCTACGCTGCTTGTGATGGCTTCATTGATTTCAACTCAGGAGGAAAACCGCCGCCTCTAGGTAAAGATGAGTTACAAGACTTGATGGAGAGGTATCCAGACTGATGGCGGTATCACCACCTGTAGACACACTGTTAGTCCGAATCCAAGCCGATATGTCGGACTTGCGGCGTGATTTAAAGCGTGTTGAGACCGAAACAAGAAAAGCAACAGACAAAGTAAATGAATCTCTGAAAAGAATGCAATCAGGCTTTAGCGGGGTTGGTAATGTACTGCGTCGCTTGGGTCCGTTAATTGCTACTGGTTTCGCTGGTGTAGCTGTCAGGTCGTTTGTTCGCACTGGTGCGGAAATAGAAGGTCTGAAAATAAGAATGAATTCCCTCTTTGGTTCTGTTGAAGAGGGCACAAAGGCATTCAATACGCTCACAAAATTCGCGGCGAAGGTTCCATTTTCACTTCAAGAAATTCAACAAGGCGCGGGCTCTCTATCAGCGGTCGCAAACAATGCATCACAACTTAATGAACTTTTGACAATTACTGGAAACATTGCTGCTAACTTTAAAATCCCATTTGCGGAAGCAGCTTCTAATGTTCAAAGAGCAATGTCTGCTGGTGCAGCTTCAGCAGACACTTTTAGAGACAGAGGCGTCTTAGCATTTTCTGGTTTTCAGGCTGGCGTTTCATATACAGCAGATGAAACAGCGAAGAAATTGCAAGCAACTTTTGGAACAGGTGGCACTGCCTCTGGTTCAATGGATCAATTAGCGACGACATTCGATGGCACAATGTCAATGCTTAATGATTCAATATTTAAATTTCAAAGTGCTGTTGCGGAAGCTGGATTGCTTGATGCATTCAAAGAGCTTGCTGATATGTTACGAAAAAACATGGATGGAGCGCAAAGGTTAGGGCAAATTGTTGGAAGTGTATTAGCTGCCGCAGTAAGGACGGTAAGTGCAGCAATAGAATTAGCTATAAAACATACTGACACGCTTCTAGTAGGAATTGCTGCACTCACGGCACTAGCAGCAATTAAAGGTGTTCTTGCTCTTGGGGCAGGTTTTGTCGCCTTGGCGACTAGCATAGCGTCAGCAAAGACAGCTTTGGCGCTTTTTAATGCGGTATCAAAAAAGGGGCTTCTTGGACCTTTAGCCATAGGTTTGGCTTTCTTGGCACATAAAAGCGGTGTGTTAGACCAAGCAATTAAAACAGTAGAAGAAGAGTTTAATAAATTATTTCCAACGATAAAAAGCGGAAATGAAGAAGTAGACCAATTGATTGGTCAATTTACAGAACTGGCTGGTAATCTAAAGGGTGGAAGTGCGAACGCGGCAGATTATAAAAAAGTACTTGATGCTCAAAATGAATCGTTGGCAGAATCAACCCTTTTACTGTCTGGTTATACCAAGGAACAGATTGCAGCACTAAAAGCCACTGGTAATCTAAAGAATGTAAAAATACGAGGAAAAATAGATTATGAAGCCAAAGGCGGTCCAAAAGGGCTAGCTAAAGTTCAAGTGGCTGATTTAAATATGAGTTCCGCTGAATATGCTGCGCTGCTTGATAAACTTGAAGCAGTAGCAAGGGCTGATAAAGCTGTAGAAGAGCACAATAGAAAAGTCCAAAATGCACAAGAAATAGTTAAAGGATTAGTGACTGAAGAACAAAACCTTAAACGAAGCATTGATGATGTCAGATACGCCATGGAAAATGGCAAAATTACAATGGAAGAAGGCAACGCCGCTATAGCTGACTTGCAGATGAAGCTGGCGGAAACAGATCCATTCTTTAAGTCATTCAAAGACCGCATGGAAGAACTTGGCTCATCTATATCAGAAACCCTTGCAGATGCGGTTATTAGTGGGAAATTAAGCCTGAAATCTCTGCTTAGTAGTTTCATGTCCTTTGTCAGAGACATGATAGCTGAAGCGATAAAAATGTTTCTTGTTAAAAAGCTGCTTGGCGGAATTTTTGGAGCATTCACTGGCGGCGGCGATGCTAATTTTATTGGCGGCACAGCGGGTGGCGGTGCCGCTAGGGGCTTCGCTGGTGGCGGTAGAGCTCCTATGCTGGTTGGTGAGCGTGGCCCAGAGCTATTTGTTCCACACTCTGCGGGCAGCATTAAGAATAACATGGATACCAAGAACATTCTGGGCGGCGCTGGAAATGGTGTAGTGGTCAATCAGACAATCAATGTAGAGACTGGCGTAGCGCAAACAGTGCGGGCTGAGATTATGTCTCTGATGCCGTCAATTAGACAAGACACGTTGCGGGCGGTTGTAGATGCTAGGCGCAGGGGTGGAACCTTCGCGCAGGCTTTCGGAGGTTAATAGATGGCGGCTCCTAGTTACCCACTAAGTCATCCGACAGACGTTGGCTTTACATCAACAAGGTTTGCAATGTCACGCGCTGTTGCTGTAGCACAATCGCCCTTCACGGGAACGACACAAGTTCATGAACACGATAAAGCGTTATGGATGGCAACCGTATCTCTGCCACCCATGAAGCGGGCAACGGCTGCAAAGTGGCTGGCGTTCTTCATGAAGCTACACGGCAGAAAAGGAACCTTTCTGTTAGGTGATGCCGACTGCAAAACTGCCCAGGGTGTTATCTCAGGAAGCGTTACGTTGAACGCCGCTATAGCCGTAGGCGATTATGATATAGAGCTTTCTACATCGCTTAACAGCACATCAAATGTTTTTAAGGCGGGCGATTATATCCAGATTGGGACTGGCGCTGCATCTAAGCTGCATATGATAGTTGAAGACGCCAGCACAAACGGAAGCGGAGTCGCGACTGTAACAGTCGAACCGCCAATAAAAACGGCAGCAAGCAGCGGAACAGACGTAACTTATAGCGATGCCAAAGGCTTATTTAGAATGGACGCTAATGAGCTAGGCTGGGATGCTGATTATCTTTCGAGGTTTGGTGTCACGTTTTCCTGCACGGAGGCTTTCTGATGGCTAGAAGCCTCACCGCAGGCATGGTCACTGAGATAACGGCGACCGTTCTAAAGCCATTTATAGCTGTTGAAATTGTATTTGAGACAGACACTACAAGAGTTTGGTCTGGTATTGGAACCGTAACTATCGGCGGCGAAATATATTATGGGGTCGGCACGTTTGGATCAATTAGCCCAATCAATGAGACGACAGAGAACAAAGCAACTGGAGTGGAACTGCAACTATCAGGAATACCACCAGAACAGATAGCGACGGCGCTTGGTGAAAACTATCAAGGCAATGCGTGTTCAATTTATCTTGGCGCTCTGGACGAAGACCACACGGTTATCGTTGACCCATATAAAATATTCAGCGGCAAGATTGACACAATGGCTATAGGTGAAGCGGAAGACAGCGCGACTATAAGGCTTACCGCTGAAAGCCGAATGATAGATATGGAACGCTCAAGGATTAGGCGATATACGCCGGAAGACCAGAAGGTTGATTATCCATCAGATAAGGGCCTCGATTACGTCGCATCATTACAAGAAACTCCTGTAAAGTGGGGAGCGTAGTCGATTGAGCAATGCGGTCATAGGAATGCGGCGAGTTGAGGATTGGCAGGCAAGGCTTCGCTCAACTATAACGCAATGGCAGAAGAAAGATTTTGTCTGGGGACAGACTGACTGCTTCTGTTTTGCCGCTGCTTGCGTTGAAGCCTTAGTTGGCAAGAATCCTATGCAACCTGTGCTTGGCAAATACAAAAGCCAAAGAGAAGCCTATAAGCACGTCCTCAAGGGCATTAAAGGAAAAGATGGTACGTTTTATAAGGCCGATGGCATCACGGGCTACATAGGGCTGGCTATGGGCCAGGAGAAGCCTGTTTCGATGGCGCAGAGAGGTGATGTGGTTCTCTGCAATGTTGAAGGCGCAAACGTAACGGGGATTATGTCTGAAGATGGAAAGCGCATCTGGGCGATGTGCGATGAGAAAGGCATGGTTTTGCTTCCGATAGAAATGGGAGTTAAAGCATGGGGCGTCTAATAACATTCTTCCTGGTTGCTTGCGCCGTTCTATTGCCATCATTAGCAATGGCTGATTCAGCTACTGTTAGTGCCGTGTCAACTTTTGCTGTCACGTTTGCGGTAACTTTCTTTCAAACTGGGGGAAATATATACGCCGCCGCAGCGATAGCTACAGTTGCTGCCGCCGCTACATATTATCAAGCTAGTGAAGCCCAAAAACAAATAAAAAGAGCAAGCGCGGCCTTGGCCTCTGAGGGTGCAAATAGGCTTGCAATGTTTAGACAACCCATTACCGCTAGGCGCATGGTTTATGGGCAAGTCAAGTTATCAGGTCCAATCCTGTTCATGCACACAACCAATAACGATGATATTCTTCACCTTATCATCGGCATAGCTGGTCATGAAATTTCAAGCTATGAATCTTTCTGGATAGAAGATGAAGAGATAGAACTGGATGGTGACCCAACCACAGGGCTTAGAACCGTCACAACTACAAAATATGCGAACGATGTAAAGATTCAGGCTTATCTTGGAACCGCTGGGCAATCAGCAAATGCTAATTTAATTTCAGAGGCATCAGATAAATGGACATCAGACCATAAGCTGTCTGAGATAGCCTACATTTATGTTCGTATGACTCACAATCGTGAAGACTTTCCAAATGGAATTCCTACTGTCAGAACGATTGTAAAAGGGAAAAAGGTATATGACCCAAGGACAGCAACAACTGGTTGGACAGACAACGCAGCTTTAATCCTCAGAGATTACCTAGCAGACACAAAGTATGGCATGGCTGCAAGTAATGATGAATTAAACGATACATCATTTACCGCTGCGGCAAATCTTTCTGATGAGATAGTCACCATAACCTCTAAGTCAGCGGAGGTGCAGTCTGTCTCAACAACGAATAACACTGTTTCAGTTCTTGCAACTGATATGGTTTTTAGGAGCGGTGAGCGCGTCACAATAACAGGCTCTGACGTTCCCGCAGGGCTTGTGTCTGGAACAACTTATTATGCGGTTGCCTATGGCACTAGCACACTTGGTTTCGCTACATCTTTAGCTAACGCAAGGGCTGGAACAAAAATATCTATCACTGACGAAGGTTCAGGAACCATAACGGTTGCTAGAGATGGTGAACCACGATTTGAAATAAATGGAACAGTAGATACTGAAAAAGACCCAAAGTCTGTAATTGGTGCAATGATTATTTGTCAGGCTGCCACCTTGTCATATGCTGGCGGAAAATTTCAACTAATCCCCGCTTCTTATTCAACCCCAACGCTTACCTTAGATGAAGATGACCTAGCAGGCGGTTTACAAGTAAGCCCTAAACTTAGCCGCAGAGAACGCTTTAACAGCGTCAAGGGTGTAATTATTGACCCAAACAATAATTGGCAACCAACTGACTATCCAACGGTTTCAAGCAATGCGTTTTCTGTCCAAGATGGTGAAGAAATTGTAAGCGACCTAGCATTTGACTTCATAATATCTCCATCAATGGCGCAGCGTGTAGCCAAGATATTCTTGCTAGACACAAGGCAAGAAATGGTTGTGAGCGCAATGTTCAAGCTGTCAGCTTTGCAGTGCCAAATAGGTGACGTGATTTATCTGAAAAACAAGCGGTTTGGTTTTACTGAAACCACAGAGACGATAAGCAGTGCGGCAGCTTCAACAGATTTAATCACACTGAGTGCAGCAACAGCGTTTAAGACAGGCGATAAAGTAACTGTTGATTCATCAACTGATGACCCGCCAGGTGGTCTGTCAGAAGGCACAGAGTATCGGGTGATTAAAGTTAGCAGCACTACAATCAGGCTGGCCACTACATTCCAAAACGCTATTGATGGAACTTACATTGACATCACTGATGCTGGCACTGGAACGATTACCCTAACCAGACCGACTAAGGCTTTCCGAGTCATAGACTTTGCGTTGTCTCCAGTCGCAAATGGCGATGCCATATATCTTGGCGTTAATATTACACTCAAGGAAACTGACGACAGCGTATATGACTATCTAACCAGCGAAGAGCAAACGGTTGACCCGTCACCTAACACCACGCTTCCAAGCCCATTCAATACGCTACAAGCGCCAACCAATTTGGTTCTTGCATCTGGTACTGCTCAGCTTGGTGTAGCGGGTGATGGGACAGTTGTTTCTAGGATTAAAGCCACTTGGACGGCTCCAGCGAATAGCTTCGTGGCGTTTTATGAAATAGGCTACAAGCGTTCATCAGATACCAACTACACAACTACAGTCGTATCAACTCAGATTGAAGAATACTTCATAGCCCCTGTTGAAGATGGCGTTGATTTTGATGTGCGTATTAGAGCCATCAACACTCTCGGCTTAAAAACAGCCTATGCAACAGTCACAAATCACACGGTAGTCGGTAAGACAGAACCGCCACCAGACATAGAGAGCTTCAGCGTTTCAAGGTTGCCTGATGGAACTAGGCGATTTGTTTTTGGTACGTCAAACTTCCCAGCGGATGTGAAAGCTGGCGGTGGTGTTCTTATCAAGTACAGCACAAACCTATCTGCGGCATGGGAAAGCATGACCCAAATTCGGGACATATTCCGCGCGTCACCATACGAGACAAACGAGCTTGCGGCTGGCACATACAAGTTCGCTATCAAGATGATTGATTCATCTGGTAATGAATCAGAGAACGCGCATAGCCTAACAATCACGCTAGGTGACCCACGCATTAGAGACGCGATAGCCTATCGAATCGAAGAAGATTACAGTTGGAACGGTACGCTCGGAACGTATGCGTGGATAACAAATGAAAACACGTTGTCTAGTACAGCATCGCAGACGTGGGCTGACTTGCCTGCAACATGGGCCTCATTACCTGACACATGGGCGGCAATAGTAGATTCAAACACACCACTTGAATATGAAACTCCAGTGATCGATTTAGGTGCTAATTATACATTCACGGCTTTGGTCAACGCTCAAGGACAAGGAACACCAACCTATTCAATGAAAACAGGGACAACCGCTGATGGCGGCGTGACAGGAAGCTATGGTTCGCTTGGTAATGTTGAGGGAAAAAGATATATACAGATTAAAGTCAGCATGGCTGGCACTGACCCGTTCATAACTGGCATGACAACCATTCTCGATGGCGAATACGTTAGCCAAGATAAAGAGGATATAAACCTTGCCACTTACAGTGATGCCAACTTCCAGAAAGTTGCCACGGGCCATTTCAAAATAGCTATCACAAATGGTGCAGCGAACATTTCAACAGCGTACATAACAGCTATTCAGGGTTCAGGAACCACCGCACTATTCAGTAACCTGGTTAGCAAATCAGAAACAGTAAACAGCAATCCAGCCGCAGAGTTTAAGGTTTTCAATTCTAGTGGCACTTTAACTGATGCGACCGTGAGTGTATTCCTCAAAGGTCCGAAAGGTGTATAGGAGTTAGATTATGGCGCTACCCGCTGATGCAACGAAGAACCATCTGGACTCATCAACAGATGACCCAAAACAAGCAAGGGGTGAACTTGCAGACTTAGTTGATAAGTTCAACGCTCTCAAAGCTGCATTGGGTGATATGGTGGAGCTAGACAGAGGTCAGGGCCTTACCACGTCCAGCGGCACGTTAAAGGTTCAAATCCAATCATCGGATAGCATCACAATAGACTGCGGGAGCATCTAACGGTGACCATTGAACCAGTCATTCTTTGGAATGTGATTATTACGCTCATCATCGTTCCAGCGGGCTGGTATATCGCCAACATGGCGAAAGAGGTTCAGCGCATTCAAATTCTTCTCAATATGACCCGTGAAGATTACATGAAGCGTGCTGAACACTCAGAAGAGACCGACCGAGTGTTAGACCATCTGCGGCGTCTGGAAGATAAGGTTGACCGCCTTATTGAAAAGAAATGACCTGGTTTGACCGCTTTATCATTGCGTTTGCAATTTTCGCGCTGATTGTAGTTGTTGCATCGTTCAGTGCGATGGGTCAGGACACCATCTACACAGACACCACTACACGAAGCACGGTTGAAACTACTGGGTCTATGAAGACCACAGTTAAGTCACCACCACCATCAGCTATAGCCCCACAGTTTAGTGGCGGCGCAAACTCCGACCTCTGCACCGTTGGTGTCAGCGGCGCAGTGCAGACTCAAATCCTTGGTATTAGCATGGGCCAGACGGTTCGTGATATGAACTGCGAAAAGCTGAAGAACGCTAAGACGCTTTATGATATGGGGATGAAAGTTGCGGCAGTGTCTGTCATGTGTCAGGACAAGCGTGTCTTCGATGCGATGATGGATGCTGGCACCCCATGTCCTTATGACGGGATGATTGGGGCAGAGGCAAAAGCTGCATGGGAGTCTGACCCTGGTAAGAAGCCAGGTCAGGAGAAGACGGAGGTGTTAGGTGAAGGCACAAAGACGCTCTTTGGCGCTGGCGGTGTGCTTGGCCTCTTGGCCCTGCTACTCCTTCTCTGAGCCATACGAGTACGGAATAACGTACAACGCCGCTGCTAATGGTATGTCTTGGAGCATGACGACCGAAACGCTTGGCGTGCCTGCGGCTCCTGGCATGGAGATAAATGGCGTTCTCTATCGGTATAGGACAGTCAAACAAACCAACGATGATTTTAAAGTCACCATAAGCAACAAAGACACCCAAGGCGGCTACATATTCAGGGAGACTGATGACTGGTCTGGTGTGCCTGGTAATCGCATTACCAAATTCATTCCAGTTGAGTTGTCACCTATAGCGCGCTGGGGTGAAGGGTCTATCACAACGGAAGGCGTTGGTCAGGTGCAAGACCAGTTCGTTGTCTACACGTTTCGGTTTGAGGAGTGTGTCAATCCTGAAACCACACCAGGTTGCCCAGGGTATGTAGACCCTCTGCTTTATCAAGCGAATACACCACAGATTGAAATTTATAACACGCTGGAAGATGAGAGCGTAACTAACGCGCTGGACCCAACAAACCCTGACCTCTACGAAGACGAAAAAGAAGAGTCTGCCAAGGAAGATGACGAAAAAGACAAAGATAAAGATGACATGGAAAAGGCTCTTGCCGCTTCTCAGAATGCCATCACTTTAGCTAGCACCATATCGCAAGAAGCACTGGTAAATGCAATGAATGCGACAGTAAACATGACCACCTACTATGCCGTTCGCATTGATGGTGGCGCTTATAAAGAGACACAAAAACTTGTAGACAGCCAACTCCCAGAGAACCGCAAAGGACTGCGAAATGGATTGGCTCAACAACTGCTACATAACCAGATGGTTGATGCTCAATACAAATAGGAGATTTGTGATGAGGATAACAACGATTGCTGCGCTTGCCCTGATTATACCAGCGGCAGCAATGGCTGAAACAACGATTGAAGGTAACATAGCATCTAAGTGCATAATTAACACTGATACCCAGGGCGTCTATGGAAACCCTACACCAGACAAGCTGAGTACAGCCACAACGGATGGCGGCGTGCTTCCTATTATTCGGTATGATGTGGCGATAGCTGACTACTACACTGCTAA